TTTTTTAAGGATAGACAATGAAACACCAGACTTCTTTGCTTTATCTGCAAGTCCAGCTGCTTCATTGATATCAATCTCTTCGCCATACATCGCACGATACTTTTTAGTATGTGGAGATTCTGGCATGCCTTTTTCACGAGCTTTTTTATCACCAGGAGCATCTTGATAAGCACGCGGATCACGATCGGAATATTTTTCCATCTTCTTCCAATGTGCTTCTCTTTTAGCAGCCATCGATGAGCTCATGCCAGCATGATATTTTTCCATGAATGAATTAAATGATTCATCTAGCTTTTCATTGACAACTTTTTCTTCACGAAGATCTGCATCAAGAGCCCAAGCTTTGCCTCTGGCAATATAGCTATTTACTCGATTGAATGCAAATTGTTCTCTTGTTTGTTTGTTGTCTTCTTCGTATAGCGAAGCTCCACGCTCGAATACTTCTTTCAAAGTCGAGAATGGAATGCCAGTTTTTTCTGATTTCTTAAGAAGTGTTTCTACAATAGGATCATCAGAAAGAGTAGCAACCAACATCTTACGAAGAGTCGTGCCTAATGGGTTTGCATCTTTATCAAACTGTGTAATTGCATTTTCAATGATATCTACTAGTTGTGTGGTAGATTTATCATTAAGGCTATTAAATAGATCTGAGAATTCTTCTGATACTGGAGTAGAATGCAAGCTCTTCATTTGCTTGCCGTGTTTGAAAGAACTTAATCTTTCAAATTCTGCTTTACGAATTCTTGGTAATAGACGAGCAGCAAGTCTTTTAATTAGATTTGTTTTCTTAGCAACTGCTGTATCTACTTGGATCTTTTCAGCGGTTGTTAATTCAGCGTATGGTACATTCTTACGTGATGAGAATCTCTTTTTAACAATAGCTCTTGCAGCAGCTTCAGCTCTTCTTTGAAGCTTTTCAGATCCTGCAAGTTTGCTTTTAGCAATCTCTTTTGCTCTTTTAATCTTTGGTTGGATTCTTTTGAATTCGCGCGCTCTCTTTTGGCGCTGCTGAATTGTAAGAGCTGCACGCTCTTCTAGATTTGCGGTTAGGCTAGCAAATTCTTCGTTTGTACGGCGATTCGGATCGTTGTCTAGCTGAGGATTGACATCGATACCATCTAGTGGTTTGCCGGTTGCAGATTTACCAGTAGGTTTCTTAGAGTTCTTGTCTGGTACTGGTTTTTTGGTTTTATCTTCCATCAGAGTTTCCCTTGGGCTTATCTGTAAACAAACGGGATTGCCGTAGCCTAACCGCATTGTTATTTATACATCAAGTGATTTCCTGGAATGTAATAGATCCAAGAGCATCATCACCGTTAGCTGCACCAGTAGCTACCAGAGAAAAGACTACACCTTTATTATTTGCAGCAAATGAATTGCGCTCAAGCTGATAATCAAATAATCCGTCACCAGCTAAGTTTACTGTTGTTCCACCTGCACCAGCTGCAATATTAATATAACCCATTTGTAGATCTCTACCGCCGGTAATAGCTGTTGCTGTTATATCATATTCAACAGAAGATTCATTTGTTGCAACATCGCTCCAGCTTGCACCGGTTAGAGTTCCTCCAGCAACTAACTTATATCTGTATCGAGTATTGTTTGAAACTCCGAAGAATTCTACATCTGTTGGAATAACAATAGCGTCAGAAAAATCATCTTTTACTCTAATAGAAATAATAGGAACAAAGGTACCAGCAGTTGGTATATCTTTTGGAGTTGTAATAGGTATACCTATAGATCTAGATCTACCTCTTAACTGGTACCCGCCTTCTGAAATAACAGTAGCACAAACGATTTTAAGAGTTGAATTGCTCGCGGTGGTACCAACGTTTTCGATTTCTGCTCTAACTGGTAAAACAGCAGTTGCCATATACGTAGTATTGATTAAGTTTGCATGATGGAAAGAATGGCAATGAATAAACTTGCCATTAATAACAAAACCACATCTTACTGTACCAAGGCCTAACCATTCAATATCAATAAATTGAATTTGTGCTTTGGTTAGATCTAGAGTAAGTCGCGATGGCCCAGTTCCATCTAGTTTATCCTGTGACCAGTTTTGCTGATAAACTCTATTTTCTGTTACACCAGATCCCGATGAAGTGCTTCTCTCTACCCAGCATATTCCAGTATCATTTTGCTCTAAAAATATTCCATTTTGAGTATTAAAATATCCATATCTCTGTCTAAGATTAGTTTTATGAGGAGCAAAAACATATGTTTGAAGAACCTGTAAAGATTTTCCTGGTTGATAAGCAAATACTCTAGAAGATTCTCTATAAATGAAAGAATTTGCAGCAGTATCTAATGTACATTCAATCAAACCAGCATTTGCGTTATGAGTTGTTGTAGCACCAGTAGCAGAATTAGCTTGATTTATTCTGCCATTATCTCTATATTTATGAAATGAATCAAATAGTGTAAACGGATCAGAAGAACGAGCTCTACCGAAAGCATCAACTGCCATACCGGTAGGATTAGATCCATCTACCGGATTACCATAGATATCAGCAGTCATGTTCAGTTCATAAAGATGAACGTTATGTGGTTGCTTAAACTCGTATGTATCAGTACGCCATTGTGCCATTAATCAATCCAATTTTTAAATCTTGTTACTAATGATTCGTTGATACCCATGCCTTTACGAACATCGTGATATAGTTCGTTCTTATGAGCTTTACTCATTCCAGATGGAGCCATTTTATGAAAAGATTCTTTATTTCCAGCTGCTGCATGCTTGCGCATAGCTGTACCAGATGCCGCGGCCAAACCTTCACCAGTATCTGAACGTTCACCACCTACTGATTTTACTTTAATACTTTTAAAGTTATAATGTCCGTGCTTACCTTTTTCACCATTATACTTATGCAATAAAGAATGAAACTCTTTAACACGATCAGAACCAACATGCATGGTTACATGTGTATAACCTTGGCTATGAAGCTTAGACATTTGATGTAGAAGTGTAGGATGATCTTTACCCATAGCTTCTACCTTCGCACCAGGAACAGCACGCTTGAGGTGCTTAACTTTTTGAGCTGGTGTTAACGGATTCTTTTTAGCATCATGAGTTCCTGTTGTTAGAATCTTATGATCTGCACCTTCTTCTTTTGCAGCATTCATAACATGCTTGACGACCATTTCATGCCCGGCATGAACAGGATTAAATCTGCCTTGAGTTATATGAATCGATTTCATAGTGATTTGTCCTTATTAAAATTAGCTGCCGAGAACTCAGCACGATCAACAATCTTAGTAGGACGATTATGTCTTACTACTACGAATCCTTCAGGCTTAGATTTCTTGCCGCTGATGCTATGATCAAACTCAGCATGACTCGATAAAGAATGAGCTAATACATCTTTTGCTTTTTGAAGATGGTGATGTATTTTAAGAATTCTATCAAAATGATTACGATTACGTTGTACGTGACTTACATCTTGTTCCATTGCAGCAGTTTTGGCAGCTTTACTTTTTTCAGTCTTAACTGCTTCAATTTTCTTTTGGTGTGACTTAGCAAGATGCATCATGAATTCGTCTACATTTGGCTTAGTGCCAGTACGAACTGTATGATTAATATAAGTTTTAAGAGGAACAACATGACTAGCAACAGCGGCATGAGTATTTTGTTTTGTGCTACCATGAAGCTTAGCAGCTGCTGCCATGTGCTTAGCAAATTTTGTTTGTTGTTGTGGAGTATACTTTACTTGAGAAAGATCATGTTCAGCGGAAATTAAATGTACATCTTTGTGCAATCCAAACTCATCTAGATTTGGAGCATATTCAGCTTTCATATCTTCAAGATTTTTACCATTATATTTGGTATGAACTGCCACACCAATCTTAGAACGCGCTGCAGCTTTGCCGTGTGGTGAATTCTTGTCAGCAGAATATGTAATGGTATTAGGAGTAAAGTGTACACGATTACCAGACTGATGCACATCATTTTCAGTGTGCATTACATCACCTTGAAACACTCCTTTTTTAGGAGTTACTTTTGGTAGATGCTTCAATGCCGCTTTAAGCTTTTCTACAAGACCAGGAGCGTGGCCATGATTGCGTTGAATATCGGCTTCAGTATAATTGATCTTTGGATTCTTATTAAATGCAGATTTAGATGCTACAAAGAACTTACCAGTCTGTGGATGTCTACCAAAAACAATTGAAGGCGAACCATCATACTTCATGGTCACCTTCGTTGCATTTGTTTTACCTGTAAGTTTGTCATGTACATCTTTTAGATTATGATATGCATGTGAGAAACCTTCAGCACCAGCATTGATTACATGATCTTCTGCGTGCTCAAGATGTTTAAGCTTTTCTTCACTTACTTCTTCAAATAAGAAACTTCTAAACGTTGTCATTATTATTAGTCGTCTTTCTTATTCATCTTATGCCATGTATCAAGCGCGCTGCGTTTAGTAGAGTGGCCAGCAATATGTTTACCATTTACAACAGCAACCCAGTCTGTAACTTTTCTACTTTTAGAAACAGTTGCACTACCAGTATATGGGTTAGGCGTTTTGCGCTGATGCGAATAGTATTCAGTCTTTGTTGACTTGTATACTTTAGGTTTTTCTTCAGTTATAAAATCTATAAACTTCTTCATTTGATCCTCTTAATAGAACCGTCTGGCTTTACGAACCATGCTTCAAAAGTTAGATTAGGATACTCATTTTTAAGATCCAAGAATGCTTTCAGATTAGACATGGCATCATCATACAAACGAAGCTTAGTATAATTTTTAGTATTTATGTACTTACGAAAGATGATCTTCTTTGCTTCAGCAGATGAATCGATTCCAAGATTGCCAGCTCTTTCAACATGCATTTGATCGATTGGAATGCCATGATCACGGAATGTTTGAAGAAACATCTTCTTATCGTCGAAGTCTGCTCTAGCAGTTACAATAATCGCTCTGCTATGTGGGTTCTTTTTAGCCTTAACAATAGCTTTAGCTTTATCAATCATTCGAACAATTGGTGTAGATGTACTACGGAAAACTTTAGCAGATGCAAATTCTCCAAAGTCATATTGTTCACCAGGTTTGCGCTCATACGTGTTGAACTCTTGGTTGTCCAACATCCTTACAACTTTGCCATCTTTAACTACAGCCACTTTAGCTTTGGTATGGAAAAGAGTCTCATCGATATCAAATATCGTGAGGGTACCAGAACCTACAAACTCTTTAAATCTGTTAATCTTCTTCATATTGTTATCTTACTATATTTTGAAAATAATGTCAAGGATTAAATAACCTTGGTATTTCTATTCATTATTGCAGTCTTCTTGGCCACAATAAAGAAACGAGCTCCTGGGACACCAAACTGAGTTCTGTCTTGAGCCGGTCTGCAGTAATAGTAGCATTCATAATCACCAGATGGTATTTCGCCATGTATCATAGTGTGATTGCTTTTTATGATATAAAAATCACCTTTTTTCTCAAACTCCATCGGACCTTGATAAAGGACATTAATATTTTGTCTAGAATCTGCAACAGTGTTTTTATAGTCTTTACCATATACACTCTTCAAGATAACACGCTTTGATTCAACCGGTCTGGCAAAAGCTGTTTTCATAGGAAGTCTAGTTAGGCCTTGTTCAGCTAAAGCTTTTTTTACGTCTTTAGCAAATAACATTACTTCTGATTCATTAGCTATTTCAACCATGCCACCATACTGCTGGAAGTCGTTAGCTTTAGATCCTTTTTTGTGAGATATCCAAGCTACTTCATTCCCATGTTCATCTAAAACGTGAAAGTCGGCTTTGGGAGTTCCCGGAGTAGAAATAATATCAGCCATATGAACTATGGTATTACCAACTTTGACTTTAATATATGGCATGCCAATTTCAATTAAAAGAGCATTTAGTTTTTTCTTTATATCTGCTAGTGCTGCATCTTCAGCAACAGTACCAGATCCAGCTCCTCTTCCACCAAACTCTCCTGTTTTAGAGAAATCTGCAAACTTATATTTGTGGCCATGTATATCTGTTAATTCTATTTTATTCAAAGTTTTAGAATCACGAGCTTTAAACGCAATCATAGCTGCAGCTTCAGCGTTTACATCTTCTTTTAACTTTATAAACTTGCCAGAAACAAGTAAAAACTCTTTGCCTTCTTTGATCTTATCAAAGAAGATATCGATTCTATTTTCTCTTCCCGGTTTGAGAAGTTCATAAGCAGATAAATTAGTAGCCATACTTCTATTTATCAGATAAAAGAAAACCGGCTTAAAGCCGGTCTTCTATCAAGCTCTGAGAAACTCAGGCATATCACGCTTAGTATATTTAAGCATGCGCTGTTTGGCTCCAATGTAATAGTTATGATAGGATTTAAGACTATCACCGGGAACTTTGTATTCTTCTGGCATAGCAGGTGTTGGTGGTCTATATGGAGTGTGTGGTATATTCATAGGAGCATTAACAAGATATTGAATTAAATCTTCGCACTTGTGCCGCTTGCCATAACGATAGGTATATTCACGGCAACATGCTACAAACAAACAATAGAGCCAGTTGTAATGATTAATTGAATCACGAGTCCAGACTGCTGATGGATGATTGATATGAGTAGCTTTGTAAAGATTGCTTTCCATTATAGGATCTTCAAGCTTCCATCGTTTTAATCTACGACCAGAAGAAGCATCGATATATTGCTCACCATCTAGAACACGATGCGCAGTACATAGCAATTGTGAGTACTCGAGGATCATCTTTACGACGTGTTTGTCGCAATGATATTGAGCACACACATGAACTTCTGGATTTAGATAGAAGATATTCAAGCAATCAATCTTTCATGTACTTGTTTGATATGTTTACAATGACCGTGCGAAGTAAAGCCCATACATTCACACGTCCAACCTTGTTCGGTTAGCGTAGTGAGATACGTAGTTCCCATGCTATTAGTATAAGGCCACTGAAAACCAGCATAGAAGTGGCCTTTGTAATTAATACCAGGAAGAGCCAAAGCTTTGCGTTTAAACTTTGACTTACGAATTGTAAAAGGTTTACCGCGCTTGTCCATAATTATCTTCTACCATAGTATAGAAAAAATGTCAATCCACAATTTTCTTGTACCGATTGATGTTACCATCTGGTTCGATAACCATTAATTCATCTTTGTAATTGGCCATAACCTTGAACTCGCCTTCGGCTACGATCTTGCCATAATCACGAAGCACGCGCATGACTGCATTAGCCACACCATACTCGTTACAATTTCTATTTTTAGCATCTAATGCAGCTTGGCCACATTCACGATAGATCTCATCTTCTATAGACCAGCTAACGTCAAGCCAACTATCACCAGAACGACGAAGATATTCTTGACCACCATCGACAGAAGAAGCTCCACATGAACAAGTTACAAAATCATGGCGATGCCGAGAAAAGATAAAGTCATCACACTCTTTACAAATGATAGCGTTCTGAACAATCATATAATTCTCCATCCACCAATTGGACTATAGCTTAAAATAGTATTATCATAAGCATTATAAACTGTGGCTTCGAAACCAGCCTCTTCTACTTTAGTCATTACATCGTAGAGACTATTGCCTTCACAGAGAAACCGGCCTATATTAGTTAGATATGCCTTAACCATTTTGAATTTTGAACCTTTCTTCATTATAGTTAATTCTACCATGTTTTGATAATAATGTCAACAGGAAAAAAGTCCAATAAAATCAATCTATTGGACTCTATAATGATATAAGAAGGGCTATAATGGCTATAAAGATAAAGCCATAAAAGGCAAAAGTTAGGATATACTTGGCGATCGTGAATCCTATCCACACGAAGAATCCCACGATCGCCAAGAGAGCTACCGATAAGATAAGAGCTACGACACTCATCTACGCTTACCGGTAGCAGGATCGGCCGTTTCAGACTTGGAAAGGACAACAAGTCCGCCTTTGTTATAGGCTTGGCCGACAACGTATGAACTGCTAACACGAAGCTTTTCTTGTTCGTAAGCAGTATTCTTAGTAAAGTTTACACCGATTTCTGATTCTGAAGGATAACGAGACCGGTGATCTGACACATTGTATTCTGGCATCTTGGTACCACGAAGCTTTGGCTTGTAGTTACCTTGGCGGTATGCAATATATTCTTCGAGCGTCTTTTGTTTGAGACCGAAGCGTTTGGCCATAGCACAATCAGCACGCCAATCGATGGCATACATCGTGTACTTAACATCGTTAAGTTTGGACTTACGCTTCTTATGATTTGTTGTGGTATAAGCTGGACCAAGAAGATGCATAGTCATAACGAATCTCCGAAAAAAAGATCAGATGAGAGGACCAGTCCACCCGGCAGTATCTAGCCATTTACGAAAGACCATTCGAGGCCCGTCTCATCTGATAGTTTAATCTATCAAAAATCTGAAATAATGTCAACCATTATTTTTTAACTAACCAGCTAAAATCTTCGATGATGCCATAGTCCGGACCAAAGAAACCATCTTTGTCCAGAGTGAACTTGGTTTCGGCATCAGCCGCATAAGACCAAGTAAGCATCTTGATCAGACCAGCCTTGGTTGTCGGAACATATGCTACATCGTCACTGTTGGCCACTCGGCACAGGATAGGGCTTTTGCGGCATTTTTTGATTTGGTCAATAAGAGCATCGCGAATCATAATAAGGTCCTTTCCTTGATTATGATTAATCTTACCATTATTTGATAAAAATGTCAACAATTATTTTTTGTGAATGAAATCAATAACTTAGGCAAAAAGAAAGAGGGGAGCCTCTCGACTCCCCTCCAATGCGTGTAGCGGGAGGAACCCCACCTTGATTCCCGCCTATTCCAGTCGTTCCGTTGTAGAAACACTTGCCTCTTTTACGGTAAAAATCCGTAAATCCACGCACCACATGTTGTGTAGAACTATTTATACAAGTTCTTCATTAACAGGTGTAATATTTTCCAAAAAAAATGCAGGAGTGTGACCATCAAATCCACCACCAAAGTTTAGATGGCGACAGAGCTCCTTAGCCTTCTGTGTTGGTATATTATTTTTGATAATTTGGTTGGTTTCAATCTCTAATACATCACTGACATTAGATTTATTGATAACTTTATAGCTTACCATCTTTCCTCCACTTAAATCCAAAGACTAATTCTTGCATCCATCGTTGAAAGCGATTAGGAAGCTTTTTGTCTAGAACTTTTACATGAGTTCCAGGAAACATTTCAACATGCCAATCAGAATATTTTGGCATTTCAAGCGTATAAGCTCGTTTAAAATAATCATAACCTAAGTCTGTATTAAGAAGTTTTGATTCAATATAGTGATCGCTATAGATTTTATCTGACATTATTTAAATCCTGCAAATTTGTTACGGTTGAATTTGCTTATTGGTTTAGACTCTTCTTCCAAACGAGATCCTGTATCAGTTCTATCAAAGATAGGTTTATCATCATCATTAACAAGATCTTCTTGAGCAGAAGCTTCTACGTTATAGAGTCTCATCTTGGAATAGTCAACACCAATTACGAAACGCTTATGAACTGCTGGATCACCATAACGATTCTTCAATTGCTTAACCATGATTTGATTAAGACCACGAAGTTCTTCACTGCTTACCAGAGCAAACATAAAGTCGGCGGTGGCCGGCAAACCAAACGATTCAGAAGTATCTTCAAGGCCAACATCAGAGTTACTATAACCAGAACGAGTTGTCTGGGTAGCTGAGATGATTGGTACATTAAACTCTACAGCCAAACCACGAAGCTCTTCAGCGATCGCCTTGATATAGGTGTAGGAGTTCACGTTTGCACCGGCCTTGATACGTGAAGAAGCACAGATGTTCAGATAGTCGATGTAGATTATATCTGGTACGAAGTTCTTCTTGATCTTTAGTTCGTTTAGCAAGTGACGAAAGTTCGCTGAGCCAGCACATGCAGTTGGATACTCCTTAACAATAAGCTTACCTTTAGCGCGTTCTTTTACTCGACCAATAAGCTTATAGTAGATTGCTTGTGGCAATTCTTTAAGATCATCTAGAGTTACACCGAGCAGGTTAGCATCGATACGTTCGGCGATACGTTC